GCGCTTCACAGTCCCCAAGACCGGTGACGGCGGTAACGCGTTCTTCCAGATTATCGGCTACGACACGTTAACAGCGGGGCAGTACATCGAAGTAATGTGGCTTCCTGAGAACGTAGCTGTCACGATTGACCATACAGCAGCGGTTACGGGCCCGCCTGCTATCCCTGCCATTCCGTCTGCTATTGTCGTAGCTGAGCGTATCGCGTAACCATTAGGAGATAGGAACAGTGGCCAATAGAATTCCGCGCCTCGGTGGTGAAATGCCTACGTATCTGGTTGGTAAACCAAAAAAGACCTACAAGAAGCCGCGCAATCCTGTGGGCTTTAAGGACTACACCGGCACGCCGGGTACAAATAACTACGTGCAACGGTCTCCGCGCGAAAACATCGGCACGCCCGGCACGAGTACATTTGTACAGCGGTCAGCAAAAGAAGACATCGGCATGCCGAGTTCAAGTAAATTTGTGCAGCGAGATTTCACCAGCGGCAACACGACCCCGCGCAAGCGTCCCGGTAAGCCAACGCGATAAGTAATCACACCCATTATAGGAGACACAGACAATGGCCGACAGACAGCGTTCTAACATTGCTGACAAAGGAAACAACCTCGCGGGCTACACGTCCATTGCACCGGCTCCTAAGTCAGTACCCGGCAAGCGTGACGTTGAGAAACCAATTGGGAAAACGACGAATGCTAATCCGATTGGCCGAAGGTATCTCGAACCTATTGGTCCGAAGATGCCCGGTAAAACTCGTGGTATCGGGTCTATTTTCACGTCCCCGCCTGCCGCTGTTACGCCTCCGACCAAGAAGGCTCCGGCCAAGAAGGCTCCGGCCAAGAAACCGCCTGCCGCTGCTAAGCCTGCCACTCGCGGAACTATGACACCGACCAAGAAGGCGACCCCCCGCAATATGCCGCCAGCTACGCGCTTTGGCACCGTTACGGGCACGACCACTGGCACAAGGGTTAGTGGCGGGGGCGGTTACGGCGGCGGCGGTACGCGCGGCAGCGGCAGCCTCAGTGGTGGCGGCAGCGGAAGCCGTACGACCGGCACCAGCCGCACGGGCGGCACTCAACGCAACGATCCTACGAGGGGCTGATATCATGAAGCTCTGGCTCCAGCACGTCGAGGATGGGTCGCTGTATGACTGGCATGAACTCCTCGCCAAGCACCACAAGCTCCGCGTTGTGACGGACGAAGAGCTGTTCCCTGAGAAGTATGCCCCGCCGCAGATCATCGCCAAGATGGAAGAGATCAAGGCAAAGCATACGGAACAGCTTGGGCTCTTCACGGATATGATCCCTGAGGAACCCGCCCCCGTGGCGAACGAAGAACTGAACGCTGAAGTTACTGTCCGTACGAGGAAGCGTCACAAGTGACACCCGCTGATATCATAGTCGAGTGCCGTCGATTGCTGAATGACACGTCTATACCGTATCGTTATAGCGATGCGATGTTGCTCGGCTATGTTAATCAGACACTTAAGCGTACTGCCGTCCTTCGCCCTGACTTGTTTGGGGCAACTGGCGATATCGCTGTAGTTGCCAATGCCAGCTTGCAGACACTACCTGCAGATGCTCATCGTTTGATCGACATCTTCCAGATCAAGAACGGCGATGCGGTAACGGAAGTAGACCGAGAGACTATCTCGCGCGCGTACCCCTCGTGGATGTCCGATGCGGCTGGAACTCCGGTAAACTTCATGCGCCATGTGCGCAATCCCACCAAGTTCTTCCTGTATCCGAAGCCGTCTGCAGACATCACTCTTGTTGGTGAGTACGCTAGAACGCCTGCTGATTATACGATCAACCAGTCTATTGATCAGCCGCCCACCAGCTTCCTCGGCGCTTTGGTTGATGGGGTTCTGTTTCTTGCTTCGTCGGTTGACGATGAGCATGTCAGTTCTGGCCGGGCCAAGCTCTTCTTGGATAGCTTCACGCAGCAACTTGGTGTATCGCTTCAGAACCGGGCGCTCAATGACACGAAGCAGGCGGGCCTTTCTGCGGCCCCGCCGGTCGCGCAACTTGGTGAGGTGTATTAATGGCTACTCGCCTATTCACGTCCCTGTTACCGAAGATCATGCCGTCTGTACCGGGCGCGCCGCAGCCGCTCATTCTACAGTACATCCGCGATGTAGCCATTCGCACCTGCGAAACTTCCCTCGCATGGCGCTATGTGCAGCCGCCGTTCGATATTCTGCCGGGCTCATACATCAATCTGTTTGATAAGCCACCTGAGACAGACGTGCATGTGGTGTTTCGCGCGACCTGTAATGGCCGCTTGCTGCAGCGCGTTGTCTTGGAAGATGCCATTGAAATGTTCCCTGAGTGGGCGCAACAGTTCAACGGGGTGAGTACCGCCGATCTCTGGTCGCTTACGCCTATGGATGGCTTCAACGACGATCAGTACAACGATGCCCTGTTCAACGGCGGTACGACTGTTACGATCCCCTCTGATGCTAGTGAGGGCGGCGGTGAGCCGCGTGTTCTTACCCAGCTTACCCCAGACAAATATGTTGTGTTGCCTATGCCGGGCACCGATAGTATTTATACGATCCGGATGTTCTACGCCCTGAAACCAACGCGTATCGCCACTGGTATGGATGAAGTCGTGATGGGCGATCTTGAAGATGCGCTTGTTCATGGTGCGCTGCAGCAGCTTCTGGTCATGCCAAAAGTCGTGTGGAACGATAACACACTGGCATCCTATCATGCGCGGCAGTACCTTTTCCGTATGACAGAGCGGCGGGCCCGCGCCAATCTAGGTAACGCTCGTGCTAGCATGACTGCCCGCAGCAATGGGTTTGCATAACGAATGGTCGCTATCAAGATCACTAGGTTTATCGGTACGGCACCCCGTAATAGCCCTGAGCTTTTAGCGGATACAGCCGCGCAGGTTGCCCGTAATGGTAAGCTGTATTCTGGTGATTTGATCCCGTATCCTGAGCCTGTATCTGTAGCGGACAGTAACCGTAACGGAACAATTCGCACCATTTATGGTCTGCGCGACAGCACGGCTGGTACCGGTTCACCGATCAAATGGTTGTCGTTTACTTCGCTTGTGTCGATTGCCACGCCGTCCACCGACGAGCTTGAAGAGCGCCGTTTCTATTACACAGGGGACGGCAAACCCAAGGTCAGCAACTACTCTCTGGCTACTACGGGTAGCGCATCCGGCCCTTACCCCGTTGATTACTATGATCTCGGGCTTCCCCTTCCAGCGACTAAGCCGACAATTACGACCGTACCGTTTAGCAAAGCGACGGTTGTCAGCTACGCCCGTGACAACGCCAATCAGGTCACGCTTACGACGATTGCGCCGCATAATCTGAAGACCGGCGCTGTTGCTTCGATCAGCGGTTTCTCAAACCGTGACGGTACGTATTCGCGTACGGGCACACAGATTACAGTCACGATCTCAAACCACGGTCTCACGACTGGTGCCAATATCTTTCTGGAGTTTTCGACCGGTACGGCAACAACAAACAACTACGCCGTAAATGTAACCGGCGTAAATACATTTACGTGTACCGATACTGCCCCCGCTGGCCCTACCAGCGGCAAAGTAAAGTGGGATATCCGCGACCTTAACACGATTGCGTCTGTTTCGGTCATTGATAGCACGACAATCTCTTATTTTGCTTTTGGTCCCGAGATTGCCACAACGACAGTAATTCGCGCTGGCACTTACACACAGGTGGCCAGTGCTACGGCAACAATTACGCTTAGCGCCCATGGCCTTGCATCCGGTGAGCTTGTCTATCTGAACTTCACATCCGGTACCGCCACGTCTGGTACCTACGATGTTACGGTTGTAAACGCGAATACCTTCACGGTCATTCTGCCTGTATCTGATACGACTAGTGGTAGCGTCAATGTTTATCTCGTTGTTGGCACCGTCGATCTCGGTGATCAGGTGCAAGGGCGCTCGTATCTTTATACGTGGTACACACCGTGGCGCGAGGAGAGCATTGGCTCTGAGCCGACCGATCCCGTGTACATGCGCGAAGGCCAGACTGCAATAATCACTGGCCTACCGACTTCTAAGCCCGCTGGCAAAAACAATATTCGCGGCGTCAAACTATATCGTTCTCTGAGTTCCACGGCTGGTAGTGGGTTCTTCTTGCTCAAGACACTGTGGTTCCCTGCCGCTATGTCGCAGATCAGCCGTACGAGCAACACTGTCCGTGTCACTATGGCTGACTACCACAATTTGATTGTAGGTGACCGGCTCAAGGTTGTGTGCAACACTATCCCGAGCCTTAGTCTTACTGGTGCTATCGTTACGCGGATCGTCAGCGGCAAGGCATTTGAGTACACACTAGCTGGCGGCAACGTCGCTACGACAACCGTAACTGGACTTGTCTACTATGATGTGGCTGAACGCAAAACGGATGCTGCTCGTTACTGGGGTGACGGTGGTGTTTATACTTTTACTGATGACTTCAGCTATCTCAGCCTGACCAGTCTGCTATCTTCGACTGAGTACGAGGCACCGCCTGAAGGAATGCAGGGCATTACCGCTTTGCACAATGGTATGATGGCTGGCTTTGTCGGTAACGATCTGTATTTCTGTGAGCCGGGTCAGTACCATGCATGGCCCAGCCAGTACCGCATTTCATTTGAGTACGATATCGTGGCGTTGTCCGCTATCGGTGGTATCCTGCTAGTGCTCACTAGGGGCTACCCATACGTTGTTGAGGGTAACTATCCGGCCACCATGGTCGCGCAGAAACTTGCTGTCATGTATCCGTGTGTCAGCGCGGCGTCTGTTGTTGCGACTGGCTTTGGCATTGTCTGGTCTACGCATGACGGCCTCGCCGTATATGGCGGCGGCGGTGCTCAGCTTCTGACCAGAGTTGTCCATTATAGCGATACATGGAACGCGGACGTAAACCCTGAAGAAATCGTTGGGGCGGTTTATAAAGAAAACTACATCGGATCGACCGCTACTGCGGCGCTTACACTAGAGGCCGTCGAAGGTGAAGGCGGCACTGGCCTGTCTTTCGTTGACCTTGATTTTCAGTACAGTGCTTCGTGGTACGACAACGAGACAAATAACCTGTACACGGCAGTCGGTACCAACGGAGACATCTATCAGTGGGATAATCTTAGCGCCCAAGGCATGACGATGCGCTGGAAGTCTAAGGTGTTCATCACTAACGCTCCGGTAAACCTCGGCGCTGCGCGCATTGTCGCTGACTATGATGGGATTCTATCAAGTTCGGTCTGGGAAAACATCGACATCAACTGGGAAGCATATAACCAGCAATGGGACGCCGGTCGTCCGATCACGTTTAATCTGTATATTAACAAGCAACTTATCTTTACGACGACACGCAACGATAGCGGTGTTTTCCGGCTGCCCACTGGCTATAAGAGTGACACGTTTGAAGTCGAGGTCTACAGTGCCGTACGCGTACGTGCGATCCATATTGCAGAAACACCAATCGGACTGGCAGAAGTCTAATGGCTAGGTTTTCCGGCATCCCATCTGTTTCGCTTGAGAATGTAGAGCCGCAGCTTGCGCGCGTTCTTTACGCGCTGAAAGAGAATGTTGAGCTTTTGACTGACCAGCGGGGCGAACCAGATAAGGCCAGTGCGGCACTTCTTGCTGGGTCAGTGACTACCCAGCAGGCAGCCAATACGTTCAATGGTCTGACTGCTCAGGCAGTTGGTATAAAGGTCAGCGGCGTGCCGGTCCCGATACTGTCTGATTATGTAAAGGCGTTGCAAGATATACAGACACTGGCGTATGATGTTTCTGTATTGCGATTAACACTTAATACCCTCATTGCTCAGTTGAGGACCCGCTGATGAACAATTATGTACCTCCTGCGCTGACCAGTCTGCTCAACATGAGCACGATTATGACGCCGACATCTAGTATGAATTCGGCTACCATGGTTCCTGATCAGCTTCCTTCATACCAGATGGGTGGCATGGTTGGTCCAGACGGCCAGCCCATTCGTCCTAACATCCCCGGTATGCCCGGTCTTTCAGGCCCCAGTCAGGGTGGCCTTGGTCCGCAACAGATGGAATTGGAGGCCCGCCGCTTTGTCCAGCAGAACCCCCAGCAGGTTGCTGAAATCCGCACCGCCATCGAAGAGGCGCTTGCGGAAGGGGACATTACCATGGATCAAGTCCAACTCCTTACCAATATGGCGAAAGTGGCTCTCCAAAACCCGGAGATGTATCCAGCCCTGAAGCAGTCGGTTGTCTCTCGCGGTGTCCTTGAAGACGACGAACTGCCGCCTGAGTTCGATCAGGGGACGATGTTTATCCTGCTTCTTATCGGCCAGATCATGCAGTCCCCGGCGTCCGCGCCGGGTGTAGCTACCGGGGGTGGGGCTGATGTCGCCGTCCCGCCCGGCTCTGCTCCCGGTAGCGCCCAGCCCATGATGTCCATGAAGAAGGGTGGTCCGCTCCCTACGAAGGGAGAGATGGGTGACGATGGCGGTATTGTAATCAAAGCCCATGAAGGCGAGTATGTTATTCCCGCTAAGATTGTACGTGCTAAGGGCACGGAATTCTTTGACAAGCTCCTACGGGGCTATGAAGACGAAGAAGATTGAGGTAGGATACCGCCATGGGTCTCTGGAACACAATTAAGAAAGCTGCTCGCAGCGTAGGCAAGTTCGTCAAGAAGAACTGGAAAGTTATTGTTGGCGTAGCCGCTGCTGTAGTTGTCCCGTTTGCTGCGCCAGCCATTGCTGGTGCTCTAGCCGGTAGCGCGTTTCTTGCCAGTGTAGCACCCAGTGTAGCAGGGTTTCTAGGAACAACCGCAGGTAGTGCGTTAGTCGGCGCTGGCCTCGGCGCAGCCGCAGCAGGTGTGACCGGACAGAACCCCCTTCTCGGTGCTGCTCTTGGCGGCGTTGGCGGCTTCGCTGGCGCTGGCGGTCTGAGTGGTATGTTTGGCGGTATTGGTGGCGGCGCTGCTGCCGCTGCACCGACCGCACCCCTTGGTGCCGGTGCTTTTGCCCCGGCGGCTGGTGGTATTATTGACATTGGTGCTGCCACTGGCATCAACGCGGCTACTGGTTTGGCTGCTCCTGCCGCTGCCGCCGCTACAAGCGGTCTGACAGGCACACTGGGTTCTCTGGCTACCAAGCTGGCTACTAATCCGCAGTCCATCGGTGCGCTTGGCCAGCTTGCCATGACCATGTTCAACAAGGACATGAACGAGCTTACCAAGGAAGAGCGCGCTCAGCTTGAGGAAGTAGCTTCGCAGGCTTCGACCAACCGGGCCCTATTCGAGCAGCAGGTCATGGAAGCAAACCGGCTTATCAACATGGGCACGCCCAACCCCGAGCAGGCTTATGCTAATGCCCGCTTCGCTGCTGATACTCAGCTTCAGGAAGCTCGCCGTGGCATGCCAGCGGGTCTGCAGGAAGCAGCCGCCCGCAAGGCGGCTATTGCCGGTACTGAGGTCGGCCTTCAGAACGTGGCGCTTGATTACGCCCAAGCGGCTGACACTCGCGCAGCGGGCTTGCGGTCACTTCCGGAACAAGCGCCGACCGGATACAACCAGCTTGCCATGCCGACATATAACTCTCTGTACGAGCGCCGTCAGGACTTGGCTGAGCAGCAGAGTAAGGCACTCGGTAACTTGTTCGGCTCTCTCGCTTAAGGGGACTTAAATGGCCGCACCGCAGCAGTATTCCAGCCGGGGCTACATCCTTGGTGGCGTGACCGACGAGACCCCAGATTGGTTGGGCTCCTACACTGAAGGCTATGGTGCTGCCCAGCAGCAGAAAACGACTGCCATAAATCAGCAGGAAGCGTCTCAGCGTATGGCTGAAAACGCTGCTGCCGAGCAGCGGCGTG